ATCAGTCAGCAAGATACGCGCATGACCGCAACCGAAGTGGCTGCGCGTAATGAAGAAAAGATGCTGATGTTAGGGCCAGTGGTTGAGCGCCTTAATAATGAGCTACTTGATCCACTGATAGAAACAGTCTTCGAGCGGCTACTGACTGCTGGCATGTTACCACCCCCTCCTGAAGAACTAGCCGGCCATGATCTTAATATCGAGTATGTATCTATGTTGGCTCAGGTTCAAAAGGCCGTGTCAGTCAATGGGATTGATAGATTTGTCTCAAGCATGGGACAGATTGCCACCTTACGCCCTGATGTTCTGGATAAGTTTGATCCTGACCACTGGGTGGATGTGTACTCAGATAAACTGGGTATCGATCCAGAACTGATTATCAGTGGTGAGCAAGTTGGCCTAATCCGTCAACAACGCGCACAGGCTCAAGCTCAACAGCAAAAGCAAGCACAGCTGATGGAAATGTCACAAGCAGCAAAGAATCTAGGACAAACTTCAACTCAACCCGGCACAGCCTCTGGTGACATGCTAGCCAAAATGAAAGGACAACAACAAAATGGCTAGACAACTATTTTCAACGCTAGGCTATACCGTCGGCGCTAAAGAATATACCGAGTTAGAGGGCGTCCCAACGACTGCGACTGATGCGACGGCTTTAGTTAGTGGCCCTTGTACTGGCATTGCTGTCACAGGCGCTGGTAACGTCGCGGGTACTTTGGCATCAGGCGGTACGTTCTTATTAACAGGCTTGGCAGCAGGCCAAATCGTCAAGATTAACGCCTCTATTATCGCGGCAACTTCAACGACTGCGACCGGCCTCTTCGCCTTGTATCCAGCAGGTAACTTGTAATGCTGAATAAGCCATCGCCCTTTATTAATGATCTTAACTGGTATACACCATTAAGGGATCTTAAGGTTGTCGTGCCTAATGACGCTGCGGATCTGCCAGACGGCACGTGTAGAGCCATGATATTCAACGGCACGGGAAATGTAACCTTTGTAACCGCAGGAGACACCACCGTTACTATAGCGATTACAGCAGCTTGGTTCGGTGTTCAGTACATTATGGCGAAAAAGATACTAGCTACCGGTACAACGATGCCGGCTAACACTATTTACGTAGGCTACTAGATGAAACTTATTAGCATAAAGAAAGACGGCGATGATAGTGGCGACGTTGCTTACTGTATGCCGGCTAAGTATGGCTATGGTTTAACGCTGCACTTAGATGAAGATCAGTGCGAGTCTTTGGGTATCTCTAAAGCGCTTAAGGCTGGCACTCAGGTCACGCTACAGGCGATTGCCATCGTCACCTCGGCAACTGAATCACTAGAACGCGATGGTGACGATAAAGGCACTGATGTCAGTATTTGTTTACAGATCACCGACATGGGCTTAACGACAGGTAGCACCCTCAAGAACGCAGCTAATCTGCTCTACGGTGTGGATGATAAATAACACGGTCGGTTACGCTATGGATGAAGATTTAAGGGCGGGACGGGAACAAATTAGAAGGATACAGATGGCCGCCGAGTCACAAGACTTTCAAGCCATCGCTACTTTACCAGAAGGTCGTCGTTTACTTAGGCGCTTGATGGGTGAATGTGGGGTCTTTCAAACCAGCTTTACCGGTGAAGGCTTAACCGCTGCACATAAAGAAGGCAAGCGGGTTATCGGGCTTTGGGTACTGGAACAGTTTAGTAGCTGCCCAGACTTATATATACAACTTTTAACGGAACAGACTAATGACCGAAGAAATAGCATCGACGACTGAAGAGGTTGCAACAGATGCCGCTATTGAAGCGACAGACGCCACTCTATTATCGACAGAAGCTCCTGAAGCGCCTGTAGAAATAGAGTACACAGACTTTACCTATCCAGAAGGAACAGTGGTTGATGAAACTATCCAAGACGCCTTTAAAAGTGCGGCCAAGGAAGCAGGATTAACCCAGAAACAAGCTCAACACCTGACGGATATGGGTAGTTTGATGAGAACCAAAGTCATGGCCGATCATCAAGCACAACAAGCACAGGTCCATAATGATTGGGCTGAAGCGTCACGCTCTGATAAAGAGTTTGGCGGTGCAAAAATGAACGAGAATCTGGCTATCGCCGGCAAAGCGATTAACGCTTTTGCCACGCCTGAACTAAAAGCACTACTCGATTCAACCGGCATTGGTAATCATCCTGAGATGATCCGTGCTTTTTACCGAGCAGGCAAAGCAATGTCAGAAGATAACTTAGTACCTGGGGGTAAAGGCCCAGCCGCTACGTCATCACTGGCTGATCGACTTTATCCACAATAGGAAGAATAAATGGCAACTTTAGCAACTGGCGCTTTAACATTGGCAGATTGGGCCAAGCGTCTTGATCCCGATGGCAAAGTTCCTGCGGTAGCAGAGCTTTTGTCGCAATCTAACGAAATTTTAGAAGATGCGGTATTCCAAGAAGGTAACTTACCCACGGGTCACCGCGTCATCATCCGTACCGGCTTACCGACTGCTTACTGGCGTTCGATCAACCAAGGTATTCCAACCAGCAAATCAACCACTGCGCAAGTAGATGAGTCGATTGGTATGCTGGAAGCCTACGCCAAGGTCGATAAAGACTTAGCTTTATTAAACGGCAACACCAATGCTTTTAGACTGTCAGAAGATTCTGCGTTCTTAGAAGCAATGAACCAAGCACAAGCACAAACCTTGTTGTACGGAAACCCTGCCACTGATCCACGTCAGTATTTAGGCTTAGCGCCACGTTATGGCGCTATCTCTGGTGCGGGTAATGCTCAAAACGTCTTAGACGCGGGTGGTGTATCTACTAACAATACGTCTATTTACTTAGTGGTATGGGGTGATAACACTACTTTCTGCACCTTCCCTAAAGGTTCAAAAGCTGGCTTGGCTCATGACGATCAAGGTGAATTAGTTGTATATGATGCTAACTCTAACCCTTACCAAGCCTTCCAAACACATTACCAATGGAAGAATGGTTTAGTGGTTAAAGATTGGCGTTATGTGGTGCGTATTTGTAACATCAATACCGCTAACTTAGTGGCTGAATCGGCTGCTGCTGACCTTATCAAATTAATGTCACGCGCATTGGATCGTATCCCTAACTTAGGCATGGGTCGCCCTGCGTTCTACATGAACAGAACGGTCTATTCAATGTTGCGTATCCAAGCGCTGAACAAGTCACAAAACGTTTTAGACATCAACAGCGGTCTAAACCAATTCGGCACGCCAACGAGCTGGAACACTTTTGAAGGTGTGCCGCTACGTCGCGTTGACCAAATCTTAAACACAGAAGCGAGAGTGGTGTAGTCATGGCTTATGTAGACAACAACTTATTATTATCTGGCGCGATCTCTGCTACGGGTGTTATTTCTGGTCAGACTGTATTCAGTGCGGGTACTTCGGTACTTTCAACGAATACTGTCGACTTAGGGACTGCCCGTGACATAGGCGAGGGTAATAATTTATTCGGACGCTTTGAATATACAGTCGCAGCTGTTGGCGGTACATCAATCGAGATGCAAGTTATCTCTGCTGATGATGCAGCTTTATCTGTCAACGTCACTGTAATAGGCACTACTGGTGCGATTCCGGTAGCCTCTTTAACACTAGGCTCACGTACAGCTTGCGACATCAACCCTCGTATTGGCTCTAAAGGTCAACGTTATTTAGGCGCTCGTTATATCTCTGTGGGTACAACTACGGCTGGATCTGTTTTCGGTGACTTAGGTGCTGAAATACAAGACGGTCAAAAGTTCTATCCAAGCGGCTTCGCACTTTTATAAGGACTCTTTATGGCACGTTACAAAGTATTGGTTCAAAGTTTTATTAATGATGCGTTAGTGGCAGAGGGTGACATCATCGAACTTGATGATAAAGCCCAGGTGGCTGACAACTTAGAGTTGATCGTCGAACCCAAGAAATAAAGATTATGCCCCTCACTTCGGTGGGGGGTTTTCTACTACAAGGAGTTTATCCCTAATGATCGAGATTATTCAGTTTACCACGGGCATTATGGATGCGCTTTCAGCCATGTTAACTAGCTTGACTACACTTATCCCTCAAGTCATAGCGGGTGCGTCGGTACTTGCAGCCTTTATGCCGCCGCCTGATGGTGCGTCAACTTTAGCAAAGACTCATGCGGCTATCAACTGGATAGCTTTTAACTTCAAGCACGCGACCAACAGGCCGACAGAATGAGCTATGCCCTGCTTATTATAGGGATGATCAGCTTTGGCACTGGCTTTGGCGTTGCTTACAAAATAGACAGCGCTACAATCAGTGGACTGCACCAAGCTATTCAAGCGAGTAATGACCAAGCAGCGAGCACTCTGGTAAGCAGTCAGGATCGAGTCGCACAAGCTCAGGAGGCTGCTAAAGATGCCAACACTAACTTGGAATTATCACATGCCCAATCAATTGCAACGATTAATACTTATCACGACGCTCTTAAGTCTAAGCGCCTGTACGACTCCGGTCGTAAAAACAGTGCTTGCACCGTGTCAACAAATACAAGTACCGGCATCGCTGCTAGCTCAACCGAGCCTGCCGAACTTTCAGCAGGACTTACAGACTTTCTTCTCGCCCAATCCCTCGCAGCCGATCAAGTAGCGGTATACGCACAGTCTTGCTGGTCATTCGTTAACCGTAATTGTGGAATAGTAAATGAATATTGATAGGGATGATTTGCGATTATTGCTTGAAGAGTTATTAGAAGATAGAGCACACATCGATCTTCAGCTGCATATAGAAGAACATGAGTGGATCAGAGAACAGATTAACTTACAACGCGCTCGCAAAGAATTGATGTGGGAAGCGGCTAAAACCCTAAC